AATGCTTTTACTGATTACAACAAGTATTGGTCTCGTCAAATGTCTACAGGACAAAAAGGACAAGAAACGTTAATAGAACGTATGGCGAATGAAGGTTTTCCAGATCGCTACAGAGTATCAGGACGAGAAGAAGATGTTCTTGAACAAATAAAAGATTTATTAGATGCGTCAGAATTTGGGGAAGTGCGAAGTGGTTTGTATGCAGGGGTTGATACACTAGGTGCAATTAAAGCTACTGTAGAAAGCACTTTAAAAATGCCAATAGAAGAATTCTTAGCCAAAGTATATCCTGATGAAGTTAAGTTTTCTGGATCGTATGCTGACATATCTAAAAATGCAAAATTAAGAAGAACTAGATATGAGACGGGGGCGCAAGACTATCCATTTAAAAAACAAAAAGATTGGGTCAAAAACGTTCTTAAATCACATATTGAAAAAGCAATATCAGAAGGAAAAACTAACGTATCGTGGAATCCTGGAGAAATTGTAGGAGTATATGAATCAGCTAATGCGAAAGATATTGCAGGGTATAAAACAATATATAATAAACTTATGATGGAAGCTGCCGAAGATATAAACAAAGATTTAGTAGCAAGAGCAATTAAATTAGGATTAGATCCAGAAAAAGCAAAAATAAAAATATCTGGGGTTGGAGAAGACATGAACTTTACATTACAATTTAGCCCAGAAAGATTTAATGAATATAAAACTGCTGCTCCTGATTTAGTTCAATCATCTTTTGATGGTAAAAAGATGGAAGTATCAGGATTACCATATATTGATTTTACAGAAGCAAGAGAGACGATCAGAAAAATAGGTTTACCAATGCATGCAGATGGTGGTAGAGTAGGTTCTAGATTACCGGATATAGAGGAAATGATAGGGACGTTATAATGGCAATAGATAAAGCATTACCAAACATGGGCGCAGGCGAAATAGATCCAGTAGGATTAGCCGAAGACCAGTCAGAATTAAACATAGAATTAACAGACGATGGGGGAGCATTAGTTAATGATGTTCCAGAAATGCCGGAAATGCAATTTGATGGTAATTTGGCTGAAGTTATAGAAGAAGATGAATTAAATAAAATGTCAGATAATCTTCGTGCTTATTACGAAGATGATAGATCCTCTCGACAGGATTGGGAAAGATCTTACGTTGATGGTATTAAATTATTAGGATTTAAATATGAAGAAAGAGCTCGACCATTTCAAGGAGCAAGCGGGGTAACTCATCCTTTGCTTGCAGAATCAGCGACTCAGTTTCAGGCACAAGCATACAAAGAATTATTACCACCTGGTGGTCCGGTAAAATGTAATATTGTTGGTGAACAAAACGAACAAAGTGAACAACAAGCTAACAGAGTTAAAGATTACATGAATTATCAAATCACTACAGTGATGGAAGAATATGATCCTGATATGGATCAACTATTATTTCATTTAGGATTAGCAGGTTCAGCATTTAAAAAAGTTTATTTTGATGCGCAGGAACAAAGAGCTAAAGCTTCCTTTATTCCTGTAGAAGAATTAATTGTTCCTTTTTATGCTACAGATTTAGAATCAACACCAAGAGTTACACATATAGTAAAACAATCATATAACGAAATAAGAAAAAATCAGGTTGGTGGTTTTTACAGAGATGTAGAAATTAGACCATCGCTTGTAGAAAATAATGAAGTACAAGAAGAGTACAGAGACGTACAAGGAATAAGTTCTACCACATATGGAGAAGAAGACGATAATGAATATACATTACTAGAATTTCATTGTGATTTAGACATACCAGGGTTTGAAGATAGGAATTTGGAAACAGGAGAAGCAACAGGTATAAGACTACCATATGTTGTTACTGTTGACGAAGGATCGGGAAAAGTTTTATCCATATACCGAAACTTTAGAGAGAACGATCCCCTACGAAAAAAAATCCAGTATTTTGTACACTATAAGTTTTTGCCTGGTCTTGGTTTTTATGGCTTTGGTCTTATACACATGCTCGGGGGTCTCTCCAGGACAGCTACGTCAGCACTCCGTCAACTCATTGATGCTGGTACGTTGTCCAATCTCCCTGCCGGCTTTAAAGCAAGAGGGTTGCGAGTTGCAGACGACGATAACCCAATCCAACCCGGTGAATTCAGGGATGTAGATGCACCATCTGGTGATCTACGACAAGGGTTATTACCATTACCTTACAAAGAACCAAGTCAAACTTTATTTTTACTTTTAGGTTTTTGCGTTGATGCTGGTAAAAGATTTGCATCAGTAGCAGACGCTAAAATTGCAGATTCTAATCAAGCTAATCCTGTAGGAACAACAATGGCTATGATTGAACAAGGCACTAAAGTTATGAGTGCAATACATAAAAGATTGCATTACGCACAAAAAGTAGAATTCAGATTATTAGCAAAAGTATTTCAACAATATTTACCACCAGAATATCCTTACAATGTTGTGGGTGGTAATAGATTAATTAAACAACAAGATTTTGATGATAGAGTAGATATTATACCAGTATCAGATCCAAACATATTCTCAATGTCTCAACGCATTCAGTTGGCCCAAGCACAATTACAATTAACAGCCGCTAATCCTAAAATTCATAATATTTATGAAGCATACAGAAGAATGTATGTTGCGTTAGGTGTACAGAGTATAGATACGGTTTTACCTCCTCCTCCCAAACCAGGACCTGTTGATCCGGCAAAGGAGAATTCAGAAGCATTAAAGTCAAAACCTTTAATAGCTTATCCTGAGCAAAATCATGAAGCTCATATAAAAGCACATAGAGCATTTATGTCTTCTAGTTTAGTTAGACAAAGTTTAATTGCCATGGCTGCTTTACAATCTCACATCAGTGAGCATATATCTTTTATGGCGAGACAACAGGTCATGGAAAAAAATAAACAAGAGTTAGAACAGTTGCAACAACAGTTGCAAGGTCAACCACTACCTCAAGAACTCCAAAAAGAGATGCAAAATAGACTTGAAAGTGAAATTGCTGAAGTTGAATCTAAAATAACAGAAGAAATCGTTGCTGAAGAGCAAGAATTCTTAGGTTTAGGTAATCAAGATCCTCTTATAGACTTAAAACAACAAGAAATTGACATAAAAGAACAAGATGCACAGCGAAAAGCAATGTATGATATGGAAAAATTAGAGATTGACAGAGATAAATTGAAGCAAAAGACTGAAATTGATCAAGCAAAGCTAGATCAAGATGCAGAAATAGCTGCTATGAGGGCAGGAATCAATTTAAAACAGGCAAAAATGAGAAAAAATTAATGTCAACCGCTCCAGTAAACGATTTATTGTATCAACACATAGCTGATTTTTCAGCACACATTGAAAAATATGCAAAAACAAATGAGGAAAGGTTAGTTATGGCTTCAGCCATGCTATCTGTTGTTAAAGCAATTTATTTAGATCTTGCTATAACAAAAGAAATAGGAGAAAGTACATTTGAAAGACAACTTGAGGATGTTTTTCAATTAAATTTAGTAAAACCAACTATACATTGAGGTAAATATGAAAAAAGATAAGAAAAAAAAGAAGTATATGGGTGGTGGCATGATGAAAATGGGCTACGGAGATGGTGGTCAATTTAAAGTTCAGCCTGGACCATCTGTAGATGGTATAGACGTTGATACAAACGTTAAAAAACCTAATCAAACAATGCGAGGAGCAGGTGCAGCGACCAAAGGAATTAAATTTTTCGGATAATAACTGCATTCATTGTGAACATGGGTGTCATTGTTCAAATGGAGGTAGTTGTGCTAGTTGTGATTGCAAAAATTGTGAACATGAGGTAGAAAAAGTAGTCGAATTTGAAGCAGACTTCGATTTGACAATTCATTAACGTAGGAGGTTGTATGAATTTATTAAAAGATTTATGGGCACACATTAAAGAGTGGTCGGACTGGTCAATTAAGGACTGGATTAAGGCTGCTATTGTTGCAATTATTGTTCTTTGGGTAATAAGCGCAATGACAGGTGGAGCTGCATAGTTCATGGTTTGGCAACTTTTAGCTAAACCTCTCCTCGGCGTGGCCGCAGACACGGTCCGTGGCTTCGTCGAGACCAAAAAAGCAAAAGCAGAATTAGCTGTTACAGAAATTAAAGCTGCTACTAAACTTAAAGAAGATCAAATAGCTGGAAAAGTGAAGTGGGAGCAATCTGCTGTAGATCAAATGAAAGGTTCGTGGAAAGACGAACTAATTTTAATTTGCTTACTGGCGCCTGCGACGCTTGTATTTTTTCCTGGAATGACAGCTCATATAGAAGCGGGCTTTGTCGCATTGCAACAGCTTCCGGATTATTATAAACATTTATTATATATAGCCTGCTCGGCCAGCTTCGGCATTAAGGCCGGAAAAGGTGCGATGGGTTTAATTAAAAAAGGAAAGTAGTTATGAAAGGTGATTTAAACAAAGACGGTAAAATGAGTCCTTATGAGAAGAAAAGAGATGCTGCAATTAAGAAAGCAATGGGTAATACTACCACTGCTAAAGATGGTAAAGGAACTCACAAAACAAAAGATGGAAGAACTGCGAAAAAAGGTCTTTGGTATAACATACATAAAAAGAAAAAAGCTGGAAAGAAGATGAGAAAAAAAGGTGAGAAAGGTGCACCTACTGAAAAAGCTATAAAAAGAAGTCAGAAGACAA